TGGAAATTTTGTTACTTAGAAGTGATCCTTGTGCCAGCCTCTCCCTCGGAGGCGTGGCCGCGCATATTGGCTTGACTGCCATAAGCAAAGAATCGGCGTTTTGTGCCTTTGCTGCTTCAACCGTGAAATGGCTCGTGGTTGGCAGCATAGGCTTAAAGGGGTTCTATTACATTCGTGAACTACGCAAGCGCAATCGTGCCCTGTCGGAAATTGGTCCGTTCGGCACGGCTTCAAATGACAAGCTTTCGATGGAAATCCAACGGTCGATAATCAACGCAACACGCGTTGAACTGAAAGCTAGCTGGTACCCGGGTGACTCCATCCTAGACTACGTCCCACGGCGCAGCCAGGATAATGGCCACAAGATCTCCGGGGAGATCCGTGATGCAGCGCGCTCTTTAATCTATAGCGCCATTTCATCGAGTGGTAGAGCTGCCCATGAGATAGCTCCCACCAGCATCACCCAGCCAGAGAGTGTTGAACATAGGCATTACGCACCCTCTGATTTATCACGTCCAATTAGCTCAGAGCTCCCGCCTAGCGAGAGCGTTGTGGTTATGATTGACGTTGACCATTTCATTGAGGATTGGACGTATGTCCTTGGAGGTGGAAACACAGTTGTTATGCATGGTTTTAATCCTGTTGCAGTTAGCGGGCACGATGGTGATTCGGTTTTTACCATCAAAGACGACGTGGTTGAATACCGCGTCGGTGGCGGTGGCGTCTGGCAGCACAGAGTTTGGAATTGGTGTGAATCGGGAGAATTCATCCAAAATCGGTCTCATGAGAACTGGTTGACCGATTTATTCGGACTCGTTGGTGTCGGGAAGCACTACATACATAAAGTGCACCACGCACGCCCTTGGAAGGAATGCCCAAACCGCGTGTTAGTCTGGCTGATCCCCCAGTATTCTTACTGGAAGGTCGATTGGCTTCCCACTGACATGTTTGTCCGCGATCTGCAAAGGGTGAAGTATGCCGTCCCAGAAAAACCCGGATGGAACCGCATTGTGTACGATGGCGCTGATGGTTCAGTCATCAACTTTGGTCGCGCCGGGGAGGATGTTTCAATCACGCTCCCGAAATCCACCATGGACGTGGTTCTGGGCTGTTCTTCGAGCCAAGCAGTAACCACGTACCTAATCAACCTCAAGTACCTGGACCCAACCTTAACAAGAATGGTGGGCCAGTACTACAGCAGTAAGACCGTTGTCAGCACGACAGCTGACCGGGTTTCAAACCCGGTTGATTTAGTTCGTGTCCACTGGCCGAGCGCGTGCTCGGCAGACGAAATAGAAGTGTCGGGTCGTTGGTATTCATCACCACTTGTGGATAATTCCAACATGCTCCCCATGAAGAAGCGGTGGGATGCACTTAGTGACACCATTGAACAACGGGTCACTATCCATAAGAACGTCAAGAAGCCAAACGCTAGAATACAGAGCTATGCTACTGAGTTTGTGCGCTTGGTTGTTCGTGAAGTTGGGGTTGGTGTACCCTTCACGCTTGACGAAACGGCCACCCTCCTCGACAAACCGTCACAGAAAATATTCATGAACCAAGTTTGGGAATCAATGGATTCCAAAGAGCGCAAATTGATTGAAGGATTTATTAAGAACGAACCGACTAACAAATCGGGGCGGATCATATCATCATTCGCCGACTTCTCCTTCATTTGGCGTTTTTCTTGCTTCACGTTAGCCTTCAGAAATGCTGTTTTGCATAATGAAGAGAATTCTCATTGGTTTTGTCCCGGATTGACACCTCGCCAGATAGCGGATAAGGTCGTGTAATACGTAGGCCAGGTCGAAGAGCCCTGTGAAGGGGATTTCTCTAATTTCGACGGCCTCGTTAGCGATTATCTACAACGAGCTGTTATCAACGCTTGCTATCTGCGCTATTTCCACCCGAGCCACCACCTGGAGCC